TTGGGATATAGAAGAAACTACAGGTATACAATCTATATCTCAAGAAATGTTTATACATCCACTTATTAAAGCAGTACAAGAACTTTCGGCAAAGGTCGAAGAATTAGAAAATAAATTAAACTAGGAGAAATAGAATGGCACAAACAGTAACAGAATGTTTAGCAGCGGGAACCGATTCAGTAACATTAATTGATGCAGTAAAAGCTGGAACATACGATGTAAGAAGTAAGACACAAGCAGAGATAAATGAAATGGTACAACGTAATGTTGACCACCTTTCAGCTATCTTGCTTTACGAACCTGTAGACGGTAATGATATGCCAAATGTAAAAGGAGCAGCAGACAGTAAAAAGACTACTCACGTTGCAGCAGTTACAACTGGCACAAATTACATAGCAGCAAACTAAGGAATAATGCCTAGAAAAACAACCATGGGAGTAGCAGCAGATTTGGACAAACACGAAGCAGTTTGTGCAGAAAGATGGCGCGAAACTATTTATAGAATTAAACGTCTAGAACTTTTAATTCTTACAACATTGGCTTCTTTAATTATTGGAATGGCCAGTATATTAAGTAGCCAAGTGTTTTAAAATGAACTATGCCATATACCAAATACACTTTCAGACCAGGGATCAATCGTGAAGGAACTGATTACAGTAACGAAGGCGGTTGGTTCAACGGTAATTTAGTTAGGTTTCGTAAAGGTAAACCTGAAAAAATTGGTGGATGGGCAAAAGCATCTAGTACAGAATACTTAGGTACAGCAAGAGCTTTACACGGTTGGGTAGATGTTTCAGGGACTAAGTACTTAGGGCTAGGTACTACGCTTAAATATTATGTAACGTCAGGAGATAATTTTGACGACATTACTCCTATCCGAGCAACCACAACTAATGGAATAGTTTTTGCAGCAACCAATGGATCTTCTACAATAACCGCTACAGATTCTAATCACGGTTGCGTAGCAGGAGATTTCGTTACCCTTTCAGGAGCAGCCACTTTAGGTGGTCTAGTAACTGCCGCCGTATTAAACCAAGAATACCAAATAATTACTGTTCCTTCTGTTAATACGTACACTTTTACAGCTAAAGATACTTCAGGAGCTACAGTTACAGCAAATTCAGATGATGACGGTAACGGAGGTTCTGGCGTAGATGGAGCGTATCAAATAAATATAGGTCTTGATCTGTACGTTCAAAGCACAGGTTGGGGAGCAGGAACATGGGGAGCAGGAACGTTTGGCAGTTCGTCTCCTTTAAGTTCTTCTAATCAATTACGTATATGGTCACATGATAATTTCGGTGAAGATTTGCTTATGAACGTTCGTGGTGGAGGAATCTATTATTGGGACGAAAGTAGTGGATCTAGTGCAAGAGCTGTGCCTTTTACATCTTTAACAGGGGCTAATTTAGTACCTACTATTGCTTTGCAAATATTGGTTAGTGACGTAGACAGACACGTTGTTTGTTTTGGAGCAGACCCAATTGACTCAAGTGGTGTTAGAACTTCTGCTTCAGACCCCATGCTTATTGCTTGGAGTGACCAAGAAAACCCAGCAGAGTGGGAACCACTTTCAACCAACACAGCGGGGTCGCTTAGACTTTCTGCTGGATCCGTTATTGTAGGAGCAATAAGAGCAGGTCAAGAAACGTTGATATGGACAGACACTTCAATGTACAACTTACAATTTGTAGGCCCTCCGTACACATTTGGCACAGTATTATTAAACGAAGGCATAGGATTAATAAGTCCAAAAGGGGTTGTAAACACTCCTCGTGGTGCGTTTTGGATGGACAGAAAAGGCTTTTACAGCTATTCAGGAGACATAAAACCTATTCCTTGTAGCGTTCATGACTATGTATTTAGTGATTTAAATGAAGGTCAGTCGTATAAAGTTTTTGGATTTTTAAACAAACAATTTGACGAAGTAGGATGGTTCTATCCTTCTGGATCCAGCACAGAAATAGATCGGTACGTAGTGTATAACTATAACGAACAAGTTTGGACAATTGGACAATTGGCACGTTTTGCTTGGCTAGATGAAGGCATTGTTGAGTTTCCTAGAGCCACGGGCAAGACCAGTTCAGGTAACTACCTGTATGCGCATGAAACAGGAAATGATGATGATGGTTCCGCTATGGCAGATGTTTTTATAGAATCAAGTGACTTAGATATTCAAGACGGAGATTACTTTTCTTCTATTAGCAGGGTTATTCCCGATGTTAAATTTACAGGTAACGGTGGCTCAGAACAAACGATTAACTTTATTTTAAAGACCCGAGACTATCCAGGGGAAAGTTTAACCACCAATACTACTCAAAATGTAACTGGAACAACCACTAGATTTGATACGCGCCTGCGCGCGAGGCAGATGACTTTTAGAGTAGAATCAGATGACGACAACTCTATTGGAACACAACTTGGAGTTGGTTGGAGATTAGGCGACACAAGGATGGACGTTAAACCTAGCGGTCGTAGATAGTGGCTAAATTATTACAAACAAAATTACCTACGGCTTTTGGAGAAGTACAACCTGACGTATACAACAGGATGGTTAGAACCATAGAGCTTAGCCTAAATAAATTTGACCCAAGTGCTACGCCAGAATTTACAGAACCTCTTCGTAATAAATATTTATTTAATGCAGGCGATATAATATGGAACACTACTCGTAACGCTATCCAATATTTTGATGGAACCGATTGGTATAACTTATCTCAAGAGGAAGAAATAGGCCTACAATCAAAAGCTTCTGTAGGCGAAGTAACAGTGACGCTTGATGGTAACGTAACAATAAACATAACCGGACCTATTTATGGTTGGGAAATAGAAAAATGGTACACATGATAGATAGAACTAAACTAGAACAAGAACTTATTATGGATGAAGGATACAAATACGAAACGTATCACGATCATCTTGGATTCCTTACGTTAGGCGTTGGGCATTTAGTCTTAGGCACAGACCCTGAACTTAAACTCCCTGTAGGTACTCTTGTCCCAGAAGAACGTATTAGAGAATGCTTAAACAACGACATAGACATTGTTTGTGAAGAGCTGGACAGAAACTTACCTTGGTGGAGAGAGTTAAAAGACAATCGTCAACGGGTAATGGTTAACATGTGCTTTAATTTAGGCTACCCAAGATTTAGTAAGTTTAAAAACTTCCTTGCAGCAGTCCAAGATAAAGATTGGGAAAAAGCAGGGATAGAAATGATGGACAGCAAATGGGCAAATCAAGTGGGAGACAGAGCTAAACGCTTAAAAGGGAGAATGGTTCATGGCGACTAACGTTACAAAGATTAAAAGAAAACCCATGAAAAGTGGTAGAGTATCTAATTATAAAAAATCATTAAGGAGACCATAATGGCTAAGAGAGGATTATACGCAAACATACATGCAAAGAAAAAAAGAATAGCAGCAGGATCAAAAGAAAAAATGAGGAAGCCAGGTACTAAAGGGGCTCCTACAAAAGCTAATTTTAAAGCTGCTAAGAAGACTGCAAAGAAGAAAAAGTAATGCCTGCAAGAAGAAGAGAAAAACCTATACGAAAAACCACTAAAGGTAAGGGGGCTAATTACCGCCCCACTAAAAAAGGTGCAGGAATGACAGCTAAAGGTGTTGCTGCTCATCGTAAAGCAAACCCTGGATCTAAATTAAAAACAGCAGTTACAGGTAAAGTAAAGAAAGGTAGTAAACCAGCAAAAAGAAGAAAGTCTTATTGTGCAAGATCAGCAGGACAAATGAAAAAGTTCCCTAAAGCCGCTAAAGACCCTAACTCAAGATTGCGACAAGCAAGAAAAAGATGGAAGTGTTGATATGAAATTTGATTTAATTAAAAGTGTAATTGGTGCTGTTGCTCCTACTCTTGGTACTGCTTTAGGCGGACCAATGGGTGGTATGGCCGCTAAAATGATTTCAGAAGTATTGGGTGTTCCTAACACTCCTAAAGCCATAGACAAAGCTTTAGCAGAAGCCACTCCTGAACAAATGCTTGAGCTTAAGAAAACAGAACAAGCTTTTGAGCTACAGATGAAAGAACTTGAAGTGGATGTGTTTAAACTAGAGACTGCGGACATACAAGACGCTAGAGGAAGGTTTAGTAAAGATTGGACAGCTAGGATAATAGGGGTATTTGTTGTAGGAGGCTTTATGGGTTACATATTCCTTGTTACTCTTCAACCGCCTGAACAAAACAGCGAAGCATTGATAAATCTTGTATTAGGCTACCTTGGTGGCTTAGCAAGTGCTATTA